CGGCATACCGCGACATCGACGAAGCCTTGGCGATGACCGCCTAACGAGTGGGCAAGTTGGCCGGCGCCCGCGGCCGGCCTTTTTTGCGGGGTATAGCATGGGGATCAAAGCAAAACCGGACGACATTGCCGAGGGCGGATTGTATCGAGATACATGGACGCTAGAGGACGGCAAGATATGGCGGGACCGGCAGCAAACCAACAGGCTCGACATTCTGCGGGCAAACGAAGTGCTGCGACGGAGCGAGGCCAACAAGCTCGACGGGATGCGGTGGGCGCTGCGGATACCGGAGGACGACTACGTTGCGCTGCGGGCGAGAAACCCTGAGCTAGCGAGCAACGAGCGCGCGGTGAGGGACCGGGCGTGGGCGGCATTCTTGGCATCGGACGAATCCATACCATACCGGGTCTACACGCCGTCCGGCCGCGGGAGGACCGCGTGAGCAACATCATTCGGGCTCGCCAGCCGGTAGTAACGCGGATGTTTCCGCACAATGGGAACACCCGCTTTATCATTCCGCGCGCGGGCGCGCGCCCGCTTCCGCCGGTCATTACGCCAAGCGGCGGTTCGGTGGCGTCGGGAACACAAGTGACTATTACCAGTTCGGAGGGGTTGCCGTGTTACTACGTCACGGATGCCAGTCTCCCGGGTGAGTATTTCCTCTATGTGAGCCCGATTGCGATCGTGGGGCCAACAGTAATTCGTGCGGTCGCAAAGCGTCCGGGCGGGCTGCCGTCGGCGGTTGTATCGGCGCAGTTCACGTTGGGGACGGATCCGAACTTTATTCGGTGGGAATTCGACAATACGCTCGATGGTTGGACGGTGCCGGTCGGAACTCCGGTATTGGGGCCGACCTATCTGGCGGCGTCGGCGCCTGCCTCTCCCGTCACGTACAACAGGGTGGTCGCCACATCCGGGCAGACTGGGCTGATATGGCAATACCTCGAAGTGAACTACCGGCAGGTTTCCGAAACGAGCAGTAACTCGTTCAACGAGGTTCGGTGGGCGAACACAAATCACGGGTATTCTACCTCCTATCGAAAACAGGGGAACAGGGCGGGAAACGTCAACGGCAATACTTACTCAGTGGTGTATGACATGTGGGCAAGCAGCAGCGTCGCGGACTGGCAGAATTCGGACGTTTTACAAATCGCGTGGAAAAGTTCGTCAGACACCACGGGAACATCCGGATGTTCCTACGAGGTAAACTGGATTGAGGCACGCAAGGCGGGTTTCCCATGACGCGAGCAGACATCGAGGATCGGGTGAAGCGATACCTGCACCGAACGGACTTCACCGCGGCGGACTTCGACTATGCGTTCGCGGTCGCCACAGAAGCGATTGGCGAAGCGCTGCGGTCGAGCGAGAACGAATCGACCTACCCGATAGCGGCCGCGAGCCCGTCAGCGCCTTTCACGATGCCTTCGGAGGTGCGGGAAATTGAGCGGGTTGAATATCAGCAGCCCGGCGCCGGGTGGCGGATACTCAGCAATCCGAATGATTGGGAAGTGATCGGCGGCAAGATGCGGTTTCGATGGACGATCACGGGCACGATCCAGATGATTGCCTACATTGCCCCGGCCGCGATCCTGCCCGCGGTGCCGACGTCAACGAATGCGGTCATGACGGCATACCCGGACGTCTATATGTGGCGGGTGGCGGCGGAGTGCGCGGCGATCACGCAGGATTCGGACATGGTTAACGCTTGCCTTCAGTTCTTCGGCGGCATCGTGGGTGAAATCAACAATCGGACGAGCGCCGGCAGGATTGCGGCGCCGGCCATGATCGGAGCCTAGCATGGGCCTTGAGACTAACTTTAACGGGGTCGATGACCTAAACCAGTCGTGGCCGACCAATGCAGCGGACCCGGTGAGTGAGGGCGCGAATCATCTGCGCGGGATCAAGAAATCCTTACAAGGTGGGTTCGGCGGGAACGGGACGTATGCCGATCAGAAGTTTAGCGGCGCCGTCGTGACCCGGACGGTTGCGGCCGGCATGTCATGGTTGCTGTCGAGCATCGAGCGCGGGCGCATCACGGTCACGTCCCTATCGGAGATGTTCATTGAGGCGTCGAGCGCCAGCGGGGTGCTGGGGCTCCGGGCGAAAGACTCCGGCGGCATTACGCGGCCCGTGTGGGTGCTGACCGCGCTTGCTGCTGGCTCGCAGCTCTATCACGCGGCGGCGGCGGTTCTGACTACGCTCACCAACGGCATCGCGGTGCGATCCGGGGCGGGAGCCGACCCGGTGCTAGGGTTCCAGACTGCGGCGGGCGTTGACCGCGGGAACGTGACGGCGGCGGCGGCCGGGATCACGATATCGGCGTTGACGGGAACCGCTGTGAATCTCGGGCCGACTGGAGCGACGCCGGTTGCGGTTGGTGTTGCCACGATGTCGGCCGGCTCGCGGACAGTAACCAACGTGCTGGCGCCGGTTAATGCGACGGATGCTGCAACGAAAGGTTACTCGGACGGGTTCAATGCCGGGGTGAAGCGAGTCGCGGCGGGCGTACTAACGGCGCCGTCGACCATAACCAAGCAAGTCGGCTGCACGGTGGCAGATGGCGGGCTCGGATTGTGGACCATCACATTGACGACGCCTTTGAGCGCGATTGGCTCGGGGGTGGTGAACATGTGCCTATTCGGTTCGTCGGTGACTGCGGTTGGCATCTGTCAGTACACAATCACGAGTACAACGTCGATTCAATTGCAGACATATCAAGGCGGTTCCACCAATAGCTTGGCCGACAAGAATGTGAGCTTTGAAGTTCTGGACCTTGGACCATGAACGGCGCGCTTACTTGGTACACGATGAACGGCATTGCGCCGGACCTTATCCCGTCGGAGGTGCCTCCGACGGTGTGGACGCGATGTAGTGACATGGTGTTCCGGGGCCAGCCGGAGCGCATCGGCGGGCGCCTATCGGTATTCGGTACGCCGCTATTCCCTCCGCAGTGGTTGCAGGACGCGCGCAGCTCCGGCGAGGCTCCCATCTGGGTCTACGCAGCGGATGCCGGGCTCGGGCTCACGGACGGGACGATACATACGGATATCACGCCAGCGTCGGGCTGGGGTGCCCTGCCCTACCCTAACCCGTTCACGGGCGGGACTCTCAACGGGGTTGTCGTCGTCGGGTCGGGCTCTTTCTTCTACTACGATGGGGCGCCTAAAGCATTACCGCTTCCGGGTTGGCCGGCGGGGTTCACTGCGAACGCGATGCGCCCGTTCAAGTACCACCTGATTGCAATGGGCATCACGGACAACGGGACGCTATTAGAGGATTTGCTGCTGTGGTCCGCGGCCGCGGTGCCCGGGCAGATTCCGCAGACATGGGCGCCAGCTCCGGACAACGAGGCGGGCTCGCTCGCGCTGTCGCAGACTGGCGGCGAGATTATCGACGGGTTCCCGCTGCGGCAGTCGTTCTGCGTCTACAAAGACACGTCGACCTATATCATCGACTACATTGGCGGAACCAACGTGATGCAGTCGCGCTTGCTGTATCCGAATTCCGGGCTGCTATGCCGCAACGGGGTCGCACTGTATCGGGGCGATCACTACGCGCTGACCGATGGCGACATAGTGGTGAACGATGGGCAGCAGATCACAAGCATTGCAGACCGGGTAGTAAGGCGCCGCATCTTTGGGTTCATTGACGGGGAGAATTTCCGGAATAGCTTTGCGGTCGCAGATGAGGCGCGCAGCGAGGTCTGGTTCTGCGTTCCGGAGCAAGGCCACACGTTGCCGAACGTGGCGTGGATTTACAACGTCGGTACGCAGAAATGGGGCCGGCGCGAGATGCCCGGCGACGTCGCGCACATAGGGGTTGGCCCGGTTCGGTTGTCGACCGGTCCGGTTGTATGGGACCAGTTCCCGATGGTCTGGGATTTGAAGCCCGGGGTATGGTTACAGTCGAGCGGGCGCGTGAATAACAATTCGCTCCTTGAGGCGGCGCCGGGCGCCAACAAGCTCTATGCGGTGGATTTGGACTACTCCCGGGATGGGCTGGTAGTGAATGGCTCCCTTGAGCGGGAATACTTGGATTTGGGGCATCCGGATGCGGTCAAGACGATTCGGCGGGTATGGCTCACCGCGCAAAGCTTCAGCCCGGGGCAGCAGTTGCAGATATCGGTAGGGGCGTCGCAGTCGCTAGAGATTGCGGCGACCTACGAAGCGCCGGTTCTCTATACCATTGGCGTCGACCGGAAGGTCGACGTATACGCAACCGGGTTCTTCATCTCATTGAAGATCGAGGCATACGACGACGGCATAGCGCGCCAGCCTTGGCGGGTCGGAAAGGTCGGTTTCGAATACACGCTTCGGGGGATGTTTTGAGCTACACGCCGTCGCCGTACAGTGGGCAGCTCGCGGACTTGCCGGGGTACGTGGAGCGAGAGCTGGCGGCTGTATCGCTGGAATTCGGCAGAGCGTTGGGATCGGGTAGCTTGTATCTCGACCCGCTCAGTTCTCCGGCTCCGGCGCGTACCATTCCGGCCGCGGCGGTTCTGTTCGACGACTTTGATGCGGTGACGCCGACCCGCGGGTTGCAGGGTGTCGACCCGCGGTTGCCCGGTACGCTATGGATCAGGGAGGCGGGATTGTGGGCGGTTGCGTTTGCGGTTTCCGCTACGCTCGCGGTGTCTGAAGATGTCGAGCTACTGGTGCTTGTCGATGGGATTCGGAGCGCGGCGTATGGCGCGGTATCGACAGACAACAAGGCGCTGACCATCAGCGTGTCGTCGGTGTATATGGCGAGGTTTTCCGGCTCCGCAGGGACGGGACGGGTCGAGCTATGGATACGGTCGCTGACCGCGCCGGCCGCATGGACGACGATTGCGGCGACGTTCTTAGCGTGGCGGGTTGGGGATTGAAGGTGATCGCATTGCCTCCGGAGGCCGCGCTTGTATTGTGGAAGGACTGCGCTCCGGAGCTGGCGCGGGCGATTGAGCAACACCCGGCGGAGTGGTTCGAATCCCTCGAGGAAATGCGGGAGAGCGTGGCTACCGGCGAGCGGATGTTGATTCAGGTGCTAGAGGCCGGCGAGGTTCTTGCGGTTGCGCTGGTGGAGTTTCAAGAGTTGCGAGACGGGAAGTGTTTGCATGTCCGGTATCTGGGCGGACATCGCATGGACGAATGGCTAGATGAGATGCACGCGAGGCTCGGGGAGATCGGCCGGGCCTACGGGTGCAAATGGGTCGGCATGATCGGCCGATATGGTTGGAAGCGTGCGCTATCGGAATTGGGATGGCGCACAGTGGCAATTACGATGAGGGCGGAACTATGAGCAGCGGCGGCGGAATGGGGAAGTCGGAACAGCAGAGCAAGCAAGGGTCGCAGGATCAGTCCACGAGCCAGTCGAATTCCTTCATAGACCCGGGCCAGCGGGCGTTCCTTGAGCAACTGTGGGGAACCGCGCAGCAGCAGTATCCCCAGATGCAGGGGCTGGCACGAGACTTCCAGAATCGAAGCGGAGAGCTTTACAGTCAGGGGCAGGGATTGCTGCAGCAGTTGGGCGGCGCAACCGGCGGGGTGATTGACCAGATGGGAATGGACATCAACCGGCAGTTGCAACGGCAGCTCGGCGGCGCTGGCGGGATTGACTCCGGGTTCCAGCAGTCGGGAACCTTCGGCGGAGCGCGCAACGGGATCGAGCGGGGACTGGCGCAAGAGGCGGCGCTTAACCAGTTCGGCACGCAGGCGGCGAACCTTCGGTTGCAGGGGAATCTGGCGTCGCAGGCCGCGCTGCCCGGGCTGCTGGGGATGCAGGAAACCGGGATGACAGCGCAGTATGGGCCGCTCGCTGCGCTGGCGGCGATCATTGGAAATCCGGCGATCCTCAATCAGAGCACGCAGCAGTCTACCGGGTCGAGTTTCGGCCGGAGCCGGTCGAACCAGTGGAACGTCTCGGCAGGAGCGGCGTCATAATGCCGGCGCCGCAGGCGGGGTTACCGTACGGGGCGGGTGGAAATTCGGCCCTCGATTTCGCGCCGATGTTGCTGGGGGCGTTGGGCCCGATTGGGGCCGCGGTCGGGTTGCTGGGCACGGGGTTCCTGCAGCAACGCAGGAAGCAAGGGTTGCTGCAGGAGCGGTCCGCGCTGATCGACCAAGCGACCGGGGGCGGAGACATTGCGGGGCTTTCCCTTGAGGAACTGGCGAACGGCATTCAGCGGTTGCAGGCGGCCGGCGTCGAGCCGCAGGCGGGAATGCAGGACATGCTGGATTTTCGGCAGGCGCAGCAGACCGCGATACGCGGGCAGCAAGATGCAGTCGACTTGCAGAACATGCAGGCGCAGCAAGCATTGCAGGCTGCGGATGCGAGGGCAACGCAGTCTATGGGCCTTGAGCAGTTCAGGCAGGGAGAGGCGAATCGGCGCACTCAGTTCACTCAGTCGCAGGAGAATGCTCGGGCAATCGCTGCGCTAGAACAGGCGAAGGCATTGAATCCGGAGGGCAGCAAGGCGCTAGCGCGCGACCTTTCCATAGTAGGATCGCCCGGGCAGATGTTGCAGCCGTATGCGCGGGAAATTGATACAAGCACGGGCGCGACGCGCCGAATTCTCAGCGCGCCGGCTACCGGCTACGGCGACATGGTACGGATATTCTCGCTGATGAAAGTGCTTGATCCAACATCGACAGTTCGGGAAGGGGAGTACGCAAAAGCGGGCTCGGTAGCGGGCTTCATGGAGCGATTCGGCGGGTATCTGAAACAGGTACAGAACGGACAGCAATTAACGCCGGCTCAGCGCGAGGAATTGCGGGCCGCGGCGCTGGAAATTCAAAAGCAGAACGATACGCAATATGGCTCGGTGCTCGACCAAGCGCGGAGGCAAGCTCGGGCGCTCGGGGTTTCTCCGGCCGGCGAGGCGGCCCTCGTCGACCCGCGTGTGCCCGATTGGAATAATCCCGACGTTCGGGTGGTTAACTGGTAGGGGGAATGATGCCACGGGATGTATTGCGAGGCGGCGTGCTGATCCGGGGCGTTCCGGACAATGTGACGGACGCGGATATTGAGGCGCGATTCGGGCAGGTTGACGGTGGCGGGTATTCGATGGGAAAACCGCGCGACCTTGCCGAGCTCGATCAAGCGGCGGTGCAGAGCGTTGCGAACGATTTGAACCCGGTGGAACGGTTGCTTATCGGGATGCGTGAGCCGGTGCGCGCAGCGGGATCGAGGCTTGAGGCGGCGGCTGGGTTTCCGGGCGCCTATGAGCAATACAAGCGCGAGGCGCCGATGGTTTCGCGGGTTCCCGGCGTGCTGCCGGCGGTTGGGCAGGCGATTGCGGGAATGGGGACGGCGGCGATACCCGGAGGCATCTTCTCGCAAATATTGGCGCAGGGTGCGGTAGGCGGGATGACGGCTCGACCGGGGCAGGAGTCGAGCGGAGCTATGTGGGGAATGCTTGGGGAGCTAGGTGGGCAGGCAATCGGGCGCGGGTATGGAGTGCTGCAACAGGTCAGGGGCGGAGCTGGGGCGCCTACGTTCGCGCGGCGGGTTGTGAAGGGAGCGGACGCGGGGGCGGAAGCTGCGCGCGAGGCGCAGGACTTGGGGTTCGTGTTGACGCCGGGGCAAGCGAGCGGCAGCGGTCCAGAAAGATTGCTTGATGCGACGGCATCGCGAGCCTTCCCGACGCGCGGAGTATATGAGAGGGCCGCGAATCATAATCGGGACTTGCTGAACGAGTATGGTTCCAACGCGCTCGGAACCAGCGGGAGCGATTTGGGGGATGTCGCCCGGGCGCGCATTGCCGATAACCTATCGAAAGAATTTCGGACGGTCGCGCAACAGGGTTCCTCGATGACGGTGGACGAGATCGACAATATTCTCGGGACTGCCCGGCGTGCGTTTCCTGATGTATGGTCGGGACCATCTGGAGCCCAGCTTGCGGACCAGATCATGGGTAGCATGGCGCACAGTGGGCGGCTCGGCACGATGCGCGATCCTTCCGGGGCGATTACTCGCGGTACTGACGTATTGAGCGCGGACGAGTTGATGGGGCTCCGTGAGCGAGTTTCGAAGATGGCGCGGCAAGCGTGGAGCAATGGGGCAGATCATACCGGGGAGGCGCTGTCGAACGTGCTTGACCATATCGACGACGGGTTAACCGCAGGATTGCCGCTCGGCGGAAAACGTCGTTATGCACTAGCGCGCGAGCAGTGGCGGAACCTGATTGCGCTTGAGCGGCCCGGTGTACTGACGACGGAGGGGAACATAAACCCGCAAGCGGCGATGCGGTCATATGAGCAAGTATTCGGGACTTCGGCGACGCGGGACGGTCCGGGGCGGGCGGCGCTTCATCCGGCAACGCAACGGATGATTAGGGCGAATCGGTCGTTACAGGCGCAGCGTATGAGGCCAATCGTGGGGACATCTGGGACGGCAGAACAAGGCCAGCTTGCGGGAGTCGTGGCGGGATTGGTAAGCAATCCGGTGCAGACACTAGCCGCGCTTGGCGGGGCGCGTGCGGCGGCGGAGCTAATGATGATGCCGGAGGGGATCGGGCGAGAGCTGGGTGCGGTTGGCTCGGGTGTATTGCGGGCGGAGAACCAGCAGCCGGGAGCACAATGAGGCGCGCGGCGCTCGCGGCGGTTCTTGTAATGTCCTCATGTGCGGCCCGCCCGGACCATCCGGTATGCGAGATCCACTGTACTAAGTGCGGGGATATGGAGGCGGTTTGTCGGTCGTTTGGCCGGGGCGATCAGGCTCCGGCATTCCCAATAATGCCCGTGCTTCCGATAAGGCTTTTCGGGCGATAGCTTCCCGGGGTTGGTAGCGCCCGCGGACTTGCCGGTAGTATTCGGCAGTCCGCCGGCGCATTTCTTCGGACGTGATGGACGTCTCGCCGGGCAGTAGGAACGTAGGCTTTCCATCCGGTCCCAGATTACGGCGCCAGTCGGTCATGGGTAGAGGTCGTCGTTAGTTTCGACGCGATGCCGGTCAATCCGTTTGAATGCGCGGCCGCAGATGATGGCGACCCACATTGAAAGCGGGAACCAGATCATCGCAACGACAGTGAGCCATTGGCAGCCGGTCATGCCTGCGAATCCCTCCATCGCTGACCAGTTTTGATTTTCCGAATGAAATCTGGGGTAACTCCATATTGCCCGGCCAGCTCGCGCGTCGAGCGTTTGCTCCGGCGGATGTTGGTTGCTTGCTGCGCGCTGAGTTTGCGCTGAAAGTGATTGCGGGTCCGGGCCGCGTCGAACGCTTTTGCTTTGTAGTTCGGCAACGGTCCGCGGATCAGGATTGGTTGGGCGTCGATGCGGCCTCCGGAATTCAGAAATTCCTCGATGTCGGCCGCGATCCGTTCGCGCAAGATGTCGATTGCTTTCATGGGCTCAGTACCTCCGCGAATGAGAGCTGGCGCGACGCGAATTCGTGTTGCTGCATGACAAGCGGGACAATGAAGCTGAACGGGTATACCCGTTTGAAATGCCCGGCCGGGACGCGGGCGTGCGGGTCGGTTTTGGGCCGAATCTCAAAGACTCGGGCGCCATTTTTGCGGTCCCATTCAAGGGCGGCAATCTGGCCGAGCGCCCAATGGAGTTCGTTCGATTGCGGGAGCCCGCAGTAGGCAACCGCTTGGTCGATGCTCATTGCCGTGGGGGACTTTTTGGCGGTGGGTTCGGTGTTGCTCTTAATAGTCCGCTTGCTGCGCGTTTCATGTGCGCGGATTTCGTCGGGCGTCATGAGTTTAGTTTCGCGCTTGTCGCAGTTTGAGCAGAGGCGGAATAGTTCATTCTTGCGGGTAACCTTGCGCCATACGGACCATTGATGTCCGAGCAGTTGACAGCGGAGGGATTGCAAGAGGCTGGCGCGTCGGTTCATTTGTAATCCCTCCGTTTCCATGCTTGCGCCTCAGTTTCGATTGCGTCTCTGATTCGCGGGAATCTGTTGTCGATTCTGCATAGCAGTTCTTCGGTGAGCGTTGTTTTGTCTATCAGGCCATTAAGTCCGTCGAGTATCTTTTCCTCAAAAAAGGAACAGACCAGATCGAATACAAGGTTATGACCTTGCGCCGGACCGCATGATGGGCACGCGGTATCACCACAAATACACGGCATCATTTCTTCCCTTCAGATAGGCGCCGCGACCGGCGCGTTCGGCATTTTCCGGAGCATGTGGTGCGGGTTACCTGCCCGCTAAATTGTACTCCGCATTCGGTGCATATCCCGCTAACCCGGCGCCGGAATTTAGAGAGGGCGGCGCCGGCCGCCGATGCGGCCTTTGCCCGGGCTCGTTCTGCGCGGTTCACGAGCCGAATTCTTCGGTAACGAGGCCCGCTTCGTGCGCTCGTTTCTGAACTATTGCCCAGCCGGCGCGCGAAAAGGGAGTAGGCTGGGATGGGTCCGAGCCGATCAGGTTGGCGAGGAATTCGCGGCCGGCAGCAGTTCCGCCAGAAAGTTCGACGCGTGAGTGACCGCGGGATGGGAAGTATGCGAATACGTCAGAGATTTTGGCGGTGATTTGGTAGGTCATTTCGTTCTCCGGTTGGATGGTTTCAGTTCGCATATTATGGGCTGCCCCCGTTACCGTTACAAAGGGTGGCGCGAAAATATTTCTTGATTCTGATTCCGTCTCGGCATTACCGTGGGGATGCGGTGATTCTTTCGGGTCCGTCGACCCTTTCCGGTTCCTGATAGACAGGCTCCCGAGGATGATCCGCTTCCACCCTCATCGGTCCGCCTGAGATGGCGTCACAGTCCGGGGTGGCTTGAACAGGCGCAGCGTAGGGCATAGTCCGGGGACGCGACTGCGACAGGAGATAAACCCGCCGGTCCGTGTGACTGAAAGCGGCGAGAAACCCGGGATCGAAGCGAGAGGCGACTGGCGACGGTTGGCATCGTGGAGAGGCAAACCCTGCTAACGCGGGGTTGGGCCTCTCTTGCTCCTGACTCTAGGCTCGGGTTGGCTAGTGGGTCTCTAGGGATAAGCCGCAGGGTTCCGGAGGACGGCACCTTGGTGACGGCCGGCCGGAGGAACCCGATCAGCGGCGCGTCAAGTAAGCAGACCCATCTAGACAGCGGATAGATTTGGATTACTGGTATGGCTCGGACGTCAGGTAGCGTTGGAATCGTCAGGCGGGAATTCGAACAAGATTTCTGGAAGCGATGTCGCCAGTTGAAGCTGCGCCCCGGCGCCTACCTTGCCGAAATCATGCACGATGCTAAGACTCGGAACGATTCTCGGACGGGACTCATGGCAATGGCGCTTATGACGCGCGGTATGCCGGAGGAACAGTTCCCGCAACAGCACACCTTGCCCCTTGTGGTTGTTCAACGGTGGGGTGATCCGGCTACGGCGCCCGGGCGGATAGAATCGAGCGGAGAGTCAATGGAATGGGCGCAAGCGGAGGTGATCGAGAGTGAGACAGTCGACCGCCAGAGCTGAGATAGTCGCCACAGGCGACTACCAGCCGAGGCAGTGGGCGCTGGCGGTCCATGCTGGCATCGAGTCTCACCGCAATTCCATCGTGGTCGCGCATCGACGGGCCGGCAAGACGGTGCTTGTCGTCGCGCAGGTGATTAACGAGATGTTTGCCTGTCCGCACCCGAATCCGCAGTGGGCCTACGTTGCACCCACTGCTCGGCAGGCTCGCATGGTGAGCTGGCCGTACTTCACCAAGATGCTGGCGCACATACCCGGCATCGAGTTCCGCGAGCACGCTTTAGAGATCAGGTTCCCCAACGGAGGCCGCATCATGCTCGCCAGTGGCGAGGGATATGATCGGCTGCGGGGTTTGTACCTAGACGGGTGCGTAGTTGATGAGGTTGCCGACTGTCCGGAGTCGCTGATACCCGCGGTGATTCGCCCGGCACTGTCAGATCGCAAGGGCAAGCTGATCCTGATAGGTACAGTGAAGGGCCGCGGCCCGTTCTGGCAAACCTATCTGCGCGCTCGCCAGAGCCCGGACTGGTATGCGGGCATCTTCCTGCCTGACGATACCAACGTGATCGATGCCGATGAGCTGGCGCGATTGCGTCGGGAGATGTCGGACGATGAATACCGGCAAGAGATGCTATGTGATCCGGACGCGGCGGTGCGTGGTAGCTACTACGGCGAGGCGCTGCGTAAGCTCAGTGACCGCGGCGGGGTGACGTCGGTTCCGTTCGATCCGGCGCTACCTGTTACGGTCGGGCTCGACCTTGGAATATCTGACTCCACGGCGTGTTGGTTCGCCCAGCTCCATCGTGGTGGCGAGATTCGATTGATTGAGTACGCTGAGTGGCAGAATACGTCATTCCTTCAGATCATCCGCGAGATACGCGCCCGGGGATATGTCGACGTCGACTGGATAGGTCCGCACGATTTGAGCGTGAGGGAGTACACAAGCGGCCAGTCCCGATACGATGCGGCTGCCGACGTTGGGGTGGTATTCACGATTGCCCCGCGGTTGCCGGTTATTGACGGGATCGAGGCGGTGCGCCGAGCCATGCCGCGCATGGTATTCGACGACATGGGTACGCAGATGGGCCGGGAGTTCCTTGCGTTGTATCGCTCGGAATGGGATGACAAGCGTAGGGTTCTGTCACGCAATCCGGTGCATGACTTCAGTTCGCACGCGGCCGATGCGCTGCGGTATCTGGTGACGGGAACATCCGGTGGCGTACAGCCGGCGCTTTTCCGGAACCTTGAGCCTATCGACTACACGCGCAACATGCAGGGGATGGCGGTCAGATGAAGGTCACGCAGCGGGAGTTGGGCGCATGGATCGAGCGCGAGCTGGCGATGTCGGAGGGGTATGGCGGCGGCGAGCTAGCGGAGGTTCGAAAGCTCGCGCTTGACCGCTATTACGGGCGGCCCCGTGGCGATGAGGTTGCCGGGCGCTCGATTGTTCAGTCGTCCGACGTTGCGGACATGGTGGAAGCGGTCATTGCCCAGATGTTGCCCGGGTTCTCCGGTGACTCGGTGGTAGAGTTCGAACCAACGGGATCGGATGACGTCGAGGCCGCGCAGCTTGAGAGCGATATTGTCAACGGCGTGATAATCGAGGCGAACCGCGGCTATACCATGTTTCAAGAGGCGCTGCGGGACGCGCTGTTACTGCGAAACGGTTGGGTCAAGGTCTGGCACGATGAGAGCGAAGAAGTCTCGACCATCAAGCTCCGGGGTGTTCCCGAGGAGGCGGTGGGCGTCGCAATCGACCGGGCTCCGGAAGGTCTGAAGCTGAAGCTTGTCGAGACAGAGGACGCGGGCAACGGGCTAGTGAATGCGGAGCTGACGGCGAAGCGTAAGCGTTCGCGGTTGCGGGTCACGAGCGTCGACCCGGTGAACATGCGATGGCAGAAGGATTTTCCTAGTGTGTTTCTAGACGACATCCGCTTTCTTGCTGAGTGCTGGTATCCATCGCGCTCTGATCTGATCGCGCAGGGGTACTCGCGGTCGAAGGTCGATGCGTTGCCGGCTGGTAGCGCGCAATGGGCGGTTGACCAGCAAGCGCGCAGTCAGGATCAGTCGACGCCGCAGCAATCGCCAGATCGGTCGATGGAATGCGTCGATGCGTGGTGGATTCACTATCGGTATGACGGCGACGGCGACGGTATCGCGGAGCTGCACTGCATTCTGTACGTCAAGGGGCCGGAGGATGGCTCGATTCTGTACGATGAGGTGGTAGATTTCGTTCCGTATGCGACCGGCTCGGCGTTCCTGCAACCGCACAGGCTGAACGGGCTAGGGCTATACGATAAGCTCCGTCAAACGGAGTACGCGAAGACAAGCATCCTCCGGCAGTGGATTGATAACCTTGCGGTGGCGAATAACTCCCGGGTCGGCATCAATACCCGGGTGGTCAACATCGACGATGCGACCGACTCGCGCCCGGGTGGGATCATCCGGGTAAATGGTGAGGTCGGCGCTAACATGGTCCCACTGCCCATGGTGGATGTCGGACAGTCCGCAATGCTGGCCCTTGAGTATCAGGACAAGATCAGGTCCGAGCGTGGCGGCGCAAGTCTCGACCTTCAGAGCGCGCAGCTTCAGATCGCAGGGGACACGGCGCACGGCATCGAGCGGCAGGTTAGCAGTAAGGAGCAGATGGCGGCGATGATGTCGCGCACGCTTGCCGAGACGTTGGTGCGGCAGACATACATTCTGGCGCATCGAGGAATGCGGGCATGGATTGACGAGCCCATCACGGCGAAGCGGGCCGGCGAGTACGTGCAATCAAACCCGGCAGAGTGGCCGATGCGTGAGCGGGTCAACGTCTCGACGGGGTTGAGCGTTGGGGAGCGTGGTGCGAAGCGCGCTGCGCTGGAAACCGTGTTGATGCAACAGGAGAAGCTGGTTGCCGCGGGTTATGACGGCATCCTAGTGAGCGCGCAGCAGTACCATTCGGCGCTGATGGATTGGGCGCGGTCAGCCGCTATCGACAACGCAGACCGATACTTTACGGACCCGGCATCGCAGGGCTCACAGCAAGCGGCGCAGCAGAAATCGCAGCGGGCCGAGCAGCAGTCGACCATGCAGTTGCAGATCGCCAGCGAAGCGGCGACAGGGCAGCAGCAAGCGGCGCGCATCGAGCAGATGATGAAGAAGTACCAGATCGACCGAGACAACGAATTCAAGTATTGGAATGCGGTGCTCAATGCGGAGATCGAGGGCGCCAAGCTGGGAGCGGCCGCGGAGGATGAGTCAGACATCGAGGAGGTTGAATCGATGGGTCTGGTTCGCTCGATGGGGGCGGGTGCCGCATGATCGAGTTCAGTATCCATGACGAAGCGCGAATACTTGCGGAGGGCGACCTTCTTGAGCTGGTGCATCGCACGCTGCGATCGGAATGCTTCGATGAGTTCTGCGCGAACATCCGGGGGCGAGAGTTCAGCCGGGTTCGGGCCGCGGAGGACGCGGCGCAGCGAATGGCGGCGCTCGCCGATGTGATAGAGCGGATACGGTTGATGGGTCTGGCAGGCATGAAGGGGAAAGAGCATGGCGAAGGGTAGAACGGAGGCCGCGACGCCGGCAGATGGGGCGGCGCCGGAAGCGGCCCATGGATTCCCACAGGGGGAATCGTTTGATGCGGCGGCGTCGAAGGTTGCGGACCTTTTGCGTACTGGTGCGGTCCCTTCCCGGGCCGGGCGTGACGCACCTTCGACGCCACCAGATCAAACGGATGATTTTGCGGACCAGCTAGAGGCGGCGGTTAAGGGTGGGGCGCCGAAAGCGCCAGCGGCGGAGACGTCGGAGAAGCTGAACCTTGCCGGGATTGCCGAGCGGCTGGGCATTTCGATGGAAGACGTATATAAGCTTGAGGTCGGGATGCCCGACGATGGCTCGACGTTGACTCTGACGGAGCTGAAAGACTTGGCGACGGAGCGCAAGCGCGACGTTGCGGAGCGGTTGGAGTGGGAGACTACGCAGGCCAGCCAACGGAACCAGATTGCAGCGGCGACTGCCGAGTTGCAGACCTTGTTTGGGATGTTACCCGCCGAGATGCGGACTCCTGACATGATCCGGCAAGCGCAGGCGAAGCTAGAGTACACGCGCGGGCTTGAGCAGCAGAAGCTATTGCAGCGAGTACCGGAGTGGCGCGACCCGGCGCAGTTTGAAGCGGATTTCGAAGCGATCCGGCCGCACGTTGCCGAGTGGGGTTTCAGCGATGCTGACCTTGCCGGCGTGTACGATTCGAGGCTGTTAGCGTACATCCGACACAATGCGCTGCGGGAAAAGCGGCTCGGGGAGTTGCTTGAGCAGACCCGCAAACAGCGAGAGCGTCGGGGCAGTCCGAGGACGACCGGCGGGAAACCAGACAGCACAAGCATTCCACAACGGCGCGGGAGCAACCGCGATTCGAAGGTGGAGGCGATTACCAATCTCCTGAGGAACGGAACATGACTGCGACTAACCTTGATGCGTTCGACATGTCGAGCGTGACGGTCGGCGGCCTCATTCGTGAGGACATGATGAACAAGATTTGGGACTTGAGCCCGGTGGAGCTTCCGCTAACGGAGCGGATCGGGAGCGGGAGTTGCGTGAACCCGCGTTTTTCTTGGACCATCGATAAGCTGGCGACGCCGAGCATTACCGGGCAGCAGATTGACGGTGCGGACCAGACTTCGACCAACAACACGTCGGTCGGAACCCGGGTAAATAACTTCACCGAGGAACGGGTGAAGGTCGTTCAGATTTCGAACCGCTCGGAAGCGGTCGACTCTGCTGGTTCCATTGGCACGCTCGCCGTTCAGTTGATGAAGCGTCAGCAAGAGTTGCGGCGCGACATCGAGGCGACCATCCTGAGCAATAACGCATCGCTGGCCGACAACGGGACCAGCGTGGCGGGTCGGACCGGCGGGCTCGATTCGTGGATCGCAACGAATGCGAGCATTGGCGCCACGGGGACCGCGGCAGGTTTCTCGACAACCACGGGCCTCACGGTTGCTTACGGTCCGGGCACGAAGCGCGCCATGAGCGAAGCAACGTTCAAGGACTTGCTGCAATCGGTCTACGAGAACGGCGGCGAGGCCATGATTGTGATGGCGCGCCCGCCTGTGGTCCGGAAGTTCAGCGAGTACCAGTTCACGAGCGGCGCCCGGATCGCGACCATGCAGAAGGATAACCGCGGGGCAACCGGGCCGGCGACGGCGCTCGGCGCGGTGAACGTGTATATCTCAGATTGGGGCTCGGTCGAGATCATCAGCAACCGGATGCAGGCTGCTATTTCGGCGGGCGTGTCGACCATGTTCATCATTGATCCGTCCCTTCTGGAGCTGACCTTCCTTCAGGGGTACGTCACGCAACCGCTGGCGAAAACGGGCCTTGCTGAGAAGCGGCAAATCGTGGTCGACGTCGGCCTCCGGGTGGGGAACCAAGCGGGTCTGGCGGCATACCGCGACATCGACGAAGCCTTGGCGATGACCGCCTAACGAGTGGGCAAGTTGGCCGGCGCCCGCGGCCGGCCTTTTTTGCGGGGTATAGCATGGGGATCAAAGCAAAACCGGACGACATT